GCTTCTTCCTTTGCGGCCTCGGGCTCTTTCCCAATCGCCTCGAGAACGTCGTCCGGAATATCGAGCTTGTTCTCTAAAACCTTGGCAGGAGTTGCCTCAGCCTTCGCCTCTGTTTTTGCAGGCTCAGCTTTAACAGCTTCAGGAGCTGTGACAGTTTTAGGTTCGGGAGTTGTTGGAGCCTCTGCTTGAGGGGTCGCGGGAGTATCCAGCGCGACGTTTAGTGCATCCAATAATCCAAGCTCAGGAGCGGGTGTGCTCATTAGTTATTTTTTCCTTTGTTTTCAGTCCAGGGTTCCGGCAACACTGCCGGCTGCTCCGCCAAATTGGTCAAAGCCCCAAAGTTTCTGAGACAGTCATAAAATCCTTCGCGACGTGCGTTTTGAAGAGCGCCCCACAATGCAATGTCCGCGCCTTGCGGAACGGGCATGGCTTTAGGCAAAGCAAAATCCACAAGCACTTCAAAAGCTTTCGATAAAGCTGGGTGCTTGAGCAGTTCTCTTAATTCTAGTTGAAGGTCTTCCCTTTTACGCCATTCGTCGATAGTCATCATATATATCTTATTGACAGACTTGTGCCATTATGGCAAGCACAAAATATTACGAGTTTCTGATCTTGCTGGCAATTTCAGCATCACGCAGAGCCATCTTCTGTTGGTGATCCGCCAGCTTGATTTGCTGATCAACCTTCGCCTCTTCAACTCGCATCTGCATGTTAATTTGGTGGTCTTGAAGTTTCGCAGCCGTGTTGGGGTCGATACCGCCCTGCCCTCCGCCCCGCCTGGCCATTGCCTCTTGTTGTTTGCGCATGTTCTCTTGTTCGGCCCGCATGTTATTTTCCAAAGCCACAATAGCTTCACGCATCAAGTTCAGCATTTCGTTGTACTGCCCAATCTCAATCTTGCGGGTCGGATCTCCGGCGATCTGCTGAAGGTGCATCATTGAGTGTTGGTAGTTCAGAGAAAGATAAGCCAAAGCCATATCAGGCTTGGCGATGCCTTGGGCGGTAGCGTCGAGCATCCCGCGGGCGTCAGCCAAGTGAACACGAATATGAACCGAGTGGTTCTCGGTAGGCATAACAGAAATAGGACGTCCGTCTTGGAACTGAGCGTTTTCAAGTTCGGCAATCTTGGCGTCGGTCGGTAAGCGTTCCTTGAGTTTCCCGGCTGGGAGATAACGATCAACCTGGTCGTATCCCACGCGAGCGGCAACACGATCCCGAATAAGATTCTGCTGACCTACTTCGTCGAATCGAGGAAGGAGTTGAATAAATTCGTTAAAGGCCAAGATACGAGCGCCGCTAGATCCGTAACCAACGGCGCGGACTGGGATGACATCGTAAACATCGAGAACAGCTTTCCAAGGTACGCCACGCTGTTCGAGCCTTGAGCGGAACTTTGCATAACCTTCGTAGCCGGCGTCGCCTGGCTGCCAGGTGTCTTTCTGCAAACGTTGAAAACTTTGTTTGAGGAGCTTGCCCCAGGTCACATAAAACAAATTGATGCTGGCCGTAGTAAGAACAGATTCGTTCGCCAGCTGAGCCTGAACCTCGGTTGCTGTTCTTTCCTTACTCCCCTGCACCTGCTGGTGAGACCGGTAGCTCCCCGTGTTCGCTTGGCGGGTCATGGAAAGTTCCTGAACAACCGGCATTACGCTGTTGTTGTAGTTAGGGAACTCAGTCGATACGACCTCAAGGTTCGGAGGAAGGAATGAAATAGGTCCTGCAAAGGCAAGAGACAGACGACTCACGTCTTCAGCAGTCTTGGGTTGGAGAACCAAGCTGGTCGACATCATCGAGCCATCGACCATCGCGCAACGGAGGCGATTGCTTACCTGGATATGCGGGAAGATTTTGTAACCCAGCCCGCGGATCGAGTGGTAGGTGCCGTTACCAACACCAAAAGTAAATATGTTGAAGGCTTCAGAAGCTTTCTTGAAACGACCTTCTTTTTTGTAGAGGAAATCTGTGTTCGTGCCGTCACGCAGTCCAATGTAGTGGCTCACAGAACCGTCGTATTCACGTACGTAATAGTGATTGACCCGAATCTCGCCGGCGCGGGCGTAGGAGTAGAATAGATCGTTGTTCTTAAATTCCTTCTCAAGCTCTTCCCAACCCTGGTCAGCGGGACGGTTACCCTTATGAATCGTAGCAAGAGCTTTGCGAACTTCTTCTACATTCCAACCGGCTTCCTTGGCGGCTTTGGGGTTCTTGATGAAATTATAAAGTTCGTGCGCCATGTAAACACGGCGAGCTACAGCAAACTCAATCCGATCTTCCGTAGCCTGAGTACCCCGTGGGATAAGAAAGTCGCCAATCCCGCAAACACGCCAGCGCCAGTCTTTATCGTTCTCAAAAAAGGTAACGCCGAGCCCCTGTGAGATAAAGTGATGGGCCAGCAATTGAAAATTAAAATGAAATTGATCCCATTCAACCAAAGTCCGGTGAAACTCCTCGGAGATTGCGCCTGCCCAGTTCTGCCGTTCGCTCTCATCGCCAAACGTAGTCTTTACTTCGACTAGCTTCTCCACGCCGTTCACCAAATCGGTGTAGGCGGCCAACGCATTCTCCAGATCGGCCGCAGCTTCGCCAAAGTTTAGATTAGCGCGATAAGCCTGACCCATGCTGCGAAGCGTGCTCGGGTTGTAGGGTGGATCTCCATCGAACATCGCTTGGACCTTACTGCGGTCCTGATCGGCGTGTGCATCCGACTCTCTCAGCGTAGTATAAATACTGTGAGCCGACTTGGCGTCTTTAAGACGTGCCTTTGGCGGGGCTCCTGTTTCGCTGATATTCTCGAGTAAGATGTCCACGTGAACGACTATTCTGTCTACTGTCAGTTAAAAGTCAATAATTTAACACGGGGTCTTTGTTGGTGTCGATCACGCGATCCAGCCGGCGAGCCTGCTCTTGCCAGCCCCCGCTCTTCCTAGCCATTACGGTTCCGCCGGCCATTGCTCCGACTCGAACACGAATACACTCCAACCCAACAAAAGCTGCGTCTGCCAAATCGGGACTCTTCCCTACCCGCGACTTGTAATCTCGCTTGGACTCTACGACCAGCTTACCCCCGGCCATCGTCGTGTATTTCCTACTGGTTAGTTCCCTGGCCAGCTCAGGAGTCACACCTTTCAACTGGCCTGACCGCATAAACTCAACGCCACCGAACCAAAGCTCGGTGACCTTGTTCCCGTATTTGTCCTTGGCCTCGACCATCGAGCTTGAGCTGATCGGCAGAGTGCTGGGCTTTTCTCCGAACTTCACCCGCAAGATCCGTGGGGACCACGTCTCGGAAATAATATCGCAAAGCGGATCTCCCGCGCCGGTGGCGTCGACCGCCAGATATTCCGGTGGAACCCCTTGCTTTTGACATTCGGCCATAACTTGCCGAGCCACCTGAAAGTTTCTGGGTTGCGGGTCGTTTACGTTTTCTCTGATGATAGTGAAATCTTTAAAGTTCACAGTAGGTCCAGCTTCTTCGGTCCGTCCGTACTCCAAGAAATACAGCACCGTTCTGTCTCCGCCGTTGGTAAACGAAGGATCGAGTCCAGCCACTACCTTGGGTGGCTCAATCCACTTGGGGGCTTTATCGACCTCGAACTTGCGGAAGTCTGCCTCCGAGTAAATAGACTCCTCTGCCCCGCCTGGAGCTGGAAAGGAACGAATAAACCGCCAGAAAGAGATACTGTGCTCGCCGTCGTGATCTTCGGCGTGCCGCAGTTGTTTTGTCGTAAGCAAGAACGGCCAAGCGTCGTCGTGCTCAAGGTTGGGAGTCTTGGCTCCGTCCAAGTGAAGGCACAAGCCAAGCTTTGTATTCCACTCCTCCTTATCGACCGTGACCGAGTTCCACCCACCCACGGGAGTGGCAAACATACCAAAGGGGTCGTATTGACTGGAAAAATTACCCAGGGCGATGCATTGAAACGTAGGGTTAGCGTTTAGATTGGAGATAGCTTCGAAGACCGAGTTGGTCACGTCGGTGGCCTCGTCGATGATAAGGAACACCCGCTGGTTCTTAAGACCGATAAGTTTGGCCGTGGCCTCCTTCTCTTTATCAGGGCTGGAGGGTACCAGAGTTATGGACGACCTATCGCTGGACTCCCCTTCCGCCAAAATAATCTTGCCCATGGAGTCTATCAATTTCCCGGGAAAGCCTGGAACCTGCAAAAATCGCTCACGAATGCCTCCCCAAAGGCGTTTGCGGGCTTCCCGGATAGATGTGCTGGTAACTAGTACAAGAGTCTCGTGAGGCGCACAAAGCCAATTCACCAATCCCCACATGGCAAAGGTCGCCGTCTTACCGCTGGACTTGGGGCCGGAGATAGCAAGGTAGTCTTGCTCGCAAGCTGCCTGGATCATCCGCTCCGCCCAAGGGTGCCAGCAAAACCCGGCTTTGTTTCGCGTCTTGTGGTATGGCCATAGAATCTCTACAACATTTTTGAAATGCTGAAACTTGCCCAAACCTCCAGTTTCTGGGGTCAAACCCAGCTTAAAAGCCATAAGCTCAATTTCGAGTTTTCCGGCCCCTTCCGGCCACACTTTTCCGTACAGATTTGTCGGCATCAGACATTAATTGCCAGTAATCGCTGTTTTGTCAATAAAAAAATGAGGTCCTTTTTGTAGCAAAGCCTTGTTTTGCAACAACTTGGTGCGGTGGCTGAGTGGTCTAAAGCGACG